ACCGCATCGGGGTTCCCGCTTTCATAGGCTTTCCGGTACGCTTCACTTGCTACAGCGAGTTCGATTTCCACACTTTTCTTGGCCTGTTGCAGCAAGGATTCATGCCCCTTACTAACTGACCCTTTAAGCGCCTCGTTCTCTTTAAGGAGTTTTTGTGCGAACGCGTTCAGCTCGACACCCTTGCGCTGGGCTTCTTCTTTCTCCCGCCGCTCATCGTGGTAGCCCTTACTGAAGTGCTTTATGCGTTTCTCGGCCTTTTTATTATACTGGGCCATTTCTTCATCAGTTAGTTCCGCGGGGGCATCTGACTTGACACGGTTCTTGTCCGCGTCAGGTGTGTCGTCTACTACCTCGACCTCAATGTCCTCGTCGTCATCATCTGGCAAAGTAACTACAGTTTCCGCCGTAGTGGTTTCTTCCTCAACCTCAGGTATGTCCAACACGTCCTCAGTTGTATTCGTGGCCCCATCGATGTCAATTACTGTGACATCAGTGTCGCCTTCTTCCCCAACAGGTAGTTGGTACTGCATCTGTTCCATTGGCATTGTTATGCCTCCTATGTTGCACGCGCGATATAGCGCGGGTCAGGCACGATTGCCTGTATTGAGTCGTCTTCTAACAGACGGAACTCATTTGAGCCTATCTTAAATCTAGTGCCAGAGTTGGGGCGAAACATAACGCAGTCCCCTTTCTTACACCAAGCCCCGTTTGGGAATCTCTCTTTGTCGGAATAGGCTTGCATACCCATATCCACGACTAGGCCCATAGTAGACAGGATGTACTCCTCTCTCATGGTCTGGTCTGACTTCAAGAGTCCCTGTTCATAGGCCTCTGCTACATCTGGCAACGCAATTAACACCATATACCCCGCTGGGGTTGGCATCGCGTGGTCTAGTAGTTCACTCTGCTTAGCCTCATCCGCCACTTTCTTAGCGTCCTGCTCCGCAATTTTCTTATCTCGTTGTAACTCCAAGTCGGTCTTTTCAACTGCTTCAGTCATCGTTATCTCCGTTACTGTGTGAATCTGCAAGGTCCCGTACTTCTCGAATAGCGGTCTCCAGACCTCGGACGAATCCCGCCATATCTTTGTAGCCAGCAAAGTCCTTCGCAGCGCCCCCAGCTATAGAATTTCTAACTGGGACTGCTTGAGCCTCGATTTTCTCTATCACTACATCAAATATCGTATTAGCCATTACACATCACCCTTCGGGGGTGGGGTTTTATTCTTTGCGTTTTGTGCATTGAACACCGTGGTAGCTGCTGCAGCACGGGCGGCCCTATTATTCTGCTTGTCACTCTGCTCTAGCTGCTTATCACTCTGGGCGGCACTCTGCTTAACCTTTGTGATGTCAATCTCAGCGTCAATCATCATTCCTTTCTCGTCGAGCATAAGTTTCTTATCGTCCGTATCTTTATCATCAGCATCCTTCTTAATCTTGCGCTGAAGCTCACCAACTTTGGTGTCAGAATCCTGTTTCTTAAGCTGCATAACCGGGTCTTCTGCTTGCTGCTGGGCTTCCTTCTGGGCCGCCTCTTGTTGGTGCCCCTGAGTAATCTCAGTGCCTGCCTGTGCAAGAAGTTTAGACAGCCGAATCTCAAACTCTTCAGGTAACTCCTCGTTTGGCGCCGGTAATGCCACACCCATCTTCTCTTCCATCTGGCTGCGGTACAGGAAGCCCAAGTGTTCAGCAATGTGCGCCTGCATAGCAGCACCAATCTGTTGGGCCATCGGGTTCTGCCCAATAGACTCCGCAATCATGGGGTCTTGCAGGAACGCTTGGTGGGCGGTCATATGTGCTTGGTGGTCTTGGTAGATAAACGCCTTGATGGGCTTACCTACTAGTGCGGCCATGTTCTCACTGACTACATCCATCGGCTTAGCGTCGTCATCAGTGGTAACGATCTTGTCAGCGTTTGGCACGCCTAGGTTAGTTATCATCTGGCGGTGTAGGAACGGCAAATCGTATATCTGAGGGGCAGATGCAGATAGCTGGTGCACGGCCTGATACTGCACGACGCGTTGAGCCATCGTTGTGCTGTTCGGGTCACTTACCGGTATCACATCTGTGAGGGCATAGTCTTCTCGCTTCGCACGTGGCTCAGCGCGGTAGGGTACGTACCCATAATCTTCAGGGGCATACTCTGCGATAATCCCTTTCAGGAGTTTAAATTCCTGTTTCATAGCGTAATGCACACGAGCCTGCACTGCCGCCATCGGTTTCAATGTGCGCTCAAGAATGGCTAGGGTTGTGCCCACAGGTGCATTAGCACTCATGTCCCCTACGTTCATATCACTGATGGCACCCAGTCGGCGTCCTTCCTCAGTAATCCGCTCTAGCAACATAAGCAACACTTGGCTTGGCTCGCCATAGGGGAGTGGCATGATGTTGTCTTGTATGGAGCCTGCTGGTACATCTACGTCCACCCAGCTACCCGGACCTATTGGCTCGTCATCCCCTTTGCCACGGAAACCCCGTGTTTTGAAGCCCCCGGGGAGGTTCGCTAGTGTGCCTGCGTCAACTAGTTGACGGATGATTGAGGTGCCTGCCTTAGCGTAGCCCCCTATAATGTGGATAAGTCCTAGGCCGTAGAAGCCAAAACCCGGCACATACGTGTAATGGACAAAATGTTGACGCTTGAGCATATTCGGGTCATCAGGGCGCCAGTTACGGTAAATAGAGAGGACTTCATTAGTGCCAGTATCGATGGTCACTATATAAGGACGAGCAATCTCCTTGATAACCTCCTCCTCACCGTCTTGCAGCTCACTGGTAGGTGGGACGGTGGCGCCAGACACAAACGGGTCGTTGAACCCGGGGATAACCTCATCAACGTGTATCTCATAGAACGTGTAGCGTCCATCTTCATTGAGGGTGTACCCGCTTTCCTCTGCCTTCTTCTCTTCAATATCCGTGGTGTACGGCTCTGGGTCACCTAGGTCGACTGCGGTGTAGAACCCTGCTGCCTGTAGTTTCAGGAAGTCGTTGGGGGTCTTGCGCATAACATGTGTAACGCGTTCAGCACTCTCTATATGTGAGGCGCCGTACGGTACAATCACTTCTTCAGCAGGTAGATGTAGAGAAACCTGTCGGCCCATCGCTGGGTCGTAATACACTTTCTTAAAGCAAGAACCCCCCAAGCCTAGGTTATATAGCATCCGCTCATGCTCTGGCCGGTACTCGGTCATTACCTCAGTAATCTCGTAGTTCATATCCACCCGAACGCGTTCAGCTGCTTCCTCACGTTCTGGGGTAACTTCCCCAATGATCTTAGTCTTGACTGGGCCTTGGGGTGGGAACGTCTCACTCATGGCTTCCGCTTGGAACCGCATGGCTGCCTCAGATAACACTGTTGAATACGCCCCACAAGCATTAGCCCAAGGCTCGGTACGTTCTTCATACTTCAGGCCTAGAACCTCCATGCCCTTCACGAAAACATCTGCCCACTCTTTGCGGCTGCTAATGTCATCTTCAACCTCACCAACCAGCTTAGTCGCTAGCTTTTGCAGGTTGTCGTCACTGAGTAGCTCAGCAATATTACCCTCAAACGGAGCAATCAGTGTTTCGAGTTCCATCTCACCAAAAATAACCTCGATGTCACCATTCTCAAGCTCGTGCTCAGTGGACTCATCCGTAATCTCAATCTCAAAGTCGTCATCTGTATCCACAAGGAACTCCGTTCCGGGGACTCCATACTCATTCTTGTCTATGTTGTTCGCTGCCATTAGTAAAAGCTCCGCCGCTTAGATTTGAACTGCTTCTCGGGTTCTGGTTCGTCTGAGGGTAACCGCACAAACCCTCCATCTCTAAATCGTTTCAAGGCCATCGACGTGCAATCGACCAAATCATCATTACTACCATAGGGGAACGACGCTACTTCATCAACCAGCGCCTCGGCCCAACGTGTTTGGGGCACCCAGCATTTCCGCGAGTTTACCATGTCGGCCACACCATTCAACCGCGCTATCTTGTCACCTGACCCACGGACGGGGGTATATTCTTGGACGGGTATTCCCATCCTACGTAGTTCTTGGTACAGCGGGACACCACTTGATTTCTTCTCCACGATAAACGAGTCGGGGTCGCGGGCCTTGTAGTGCCGGAGTGCTAGGGCTTTCAGCTCGTGGAACTCAACGCGTTCCCGTATGGCATCAAGGAGGATGACGTGGTTCTCATTCTCCTCCTCGTTCATAAACACACCCCATACTGTGATGGCCGAAAAAT